ATCGATACTTGTTGTTTGTGTGTTGATTGCTACATTTGAAGTATGAGCATTTGATATTCCACCCCCTGCACTACCTTTAAAAAATTCTGCATTTGTTTCATCTGCTAAGTTTACACTTCCTGATAAGTCATCTGAATGTATATATAATTTAAAACCTGAATCAGTAAATTGACCTTGATTAGCATTTCCTAAATCTACTGAGTATCGCATAGTAATATTAAATCCAGTCAATTTGTGCATTGGCTTTGGAAACTTTAAAAATATAGAAGCACCTGCATCTGCATTAGTATCTCCTTCATCAGGATTGATTTCTCCACTAATAGTAGCAAATGTTGTATCATCTACTGTTCCATCAGACTCTAAATCAATAGCATTAGCCCCATTACTAAAAGTTGCAGATTCAAATTCTGTTTCACTAAACATAGATAATTCATTAAAGTTTTCATCAGTTAAATCATTAGGTAGTATATTAAAATCTTTTACTAATTGACTATTAACTTCTACTGTAGTTCCACCACTTGTATCAGAAGGATTTAGTAGTTTTGATGTAGTTGTTGATGCAAACCCTGCTTTATTAAGTGGAATAAATCGTTGTACATTTTTATCGTAAAATTCCATATTAACAATACTTGAAGTATCATTAGCAATTTTATTAGGAAGTAAGAATGCTAAATTATCATTATCATTTCTTATAAAAGGAACTTTATAAACATTATATAGTTGCTTAGATAATACACTTCCTGATGAAACACTATAATCTCCTAATACATAAGGAATATTAAACCCTGAAAAATCTCCAGTTGTTTTTGCTTGTGGTAATGATACATTCTGAAATGGTCTATTTGAAATAATATTTAATATAATTGTGTTATTTCTATATCCAAAGTTGGATACTTTTCCACTAAAAATTTGTAAAGCATTATTTGCAGTATCATCTCCATCTATTTGAGATAATATGTTTACTTGCCCATTGATATATTCATTCCCTAATAATTCTAATAAGGTTGTGCCATCTAAATCTATATTAGCAAGATTTAAATTTACTCCACCAGTTTTAGTGGTAAACCCTTTTAGATCAAGTGAATAAGAGATACTTGGCTTGTTGAGGATCGCAGGATAATAGTTTATGCTATTATAAGTAGTAGCAGAAAAACTAAATGTTAAATCAGGAGTATTGGTTGTTAGAATACTCGCATTATTGTTTTTAAAGATTTGTACCAACCAGTTTTCAGTCATAGTTGGCGATAGCTTTGATTCATAGTTTGAATTAACAAAACTCATGTATATCTCCTAATTCGTTTCGTAGTTTTCTTGGAATAACTTGCTGATTGTTTTCCTTTTTTAGTTGCTGCTCTTTTCTTTCTTGTTTCATAAGCATATTGTGATGAACTCATAGACTTAATTAGTCTTTCAGGTAAATATCGTTCTCCAGTCTTAGATGATTTCTTTCCTGACTTGGTAGTCCATTTTTGTTTAGTCCACCTTGAAAGAGATTTAGCTGATTTGCTTTTACCACCTCTATATCCACCACCTGCTTTTTCATATGCCTTAACAAGAAGTTGAGATTTTCTTGCAGACCATTGTCCTGGTCTACCACCTTTACTTCCCCTCATGATACGATTTTTAATTCGTTCTCTTAGCTTAGGTTTTGTGTACATCTTTGCCATTATTTTCTAATCTCTTGTCTAATGTTATTTAAGATTTCTTCTTCTCTAAATTTCATAGATAAGTCTGCTTCAAATCGTTTGACCTCTACTCCATACTCAAAGATAATAATGGTAGGTACTACTTTAATGTCCCATTCTTTTTGTATGACTGCACCAATATCTTTATTGGCAATATCTACATATCCAGTATAGCAATTTTGTAATTTCTCTAATGGTATTTTGTTTGCCCAATTCCAAGAAGCATTCACTTCTATTACAGCACAAAATTCATTCTTCATTAATTGAATATCTTGAAAACTATCCAAAGATGCTGATTGTGAGTATAGCGACGAAGTAAATAATCCAAGCACCAATAGCCACATATTTATCAATTTTTTCATAATCCATATCCTAATTGTTATTCATGTTTAGTAGGGTTTCATTGATACTTCTTGTATCCTCTTTAATGTCATCTACTTTATCTTCTAATTTTTCTACTTTTTCTTCAGTATTTAAAATTGAATTTCTAATCATCTGATCCTTAAGATCATATTCTGTTCTACTGATTGGTGGTTCAGGTAATTCTTTTGCTTCTTGTATATCAGCTTGAAGATTAAACCATAATCCAACTACCATAAATATTGTAACACTAATACTGATAAGTGTTTCAATACTGAATGTTAATTTAGTTCCTTTGCCAATTTCCACTTTAATATCTCCTTAATTTTAGTTTTGGTTTTTTTAGTTTTTGTTTTATGCTTTTCTTTTTCATTCCAAATAATCTCTTTGGTATGTATGCAAAAGCAGTTGATTTTGTTACATTACTCATAAGTTTAATTTTTCTGCTCTCCTTATAGCTGGTATAATATGATCTACTACTGTTTCATCTACCAATGGGGCAGATATGTAAATATTTATATTTTTATCACTTGCTCTTGATGGTGCAGGTAATGGGGTAATATCAATTCGTTCCATACCACTTGCATTATCTCCTACCATAGCAGGTGGATTTGTAGGCAATATAGTTCTTTTGTTTACATTGAAACTTCCACCACCTTGAAACCTATTGACATAGCTTCCACCAGTTTGAAATAAACCACCTAAAAATCCAAGAAAACCACCACCTACTGCACTTGTAGCTGCGATAGCTTGACTTGTAGCTAATTCTTCTTTTTTCTTTGCATTTATTTTACTTTGTAGTGCATTCTTTAATCTCATTGTAGCTAATTCAACAAATAGGTTTTTTATCAATCCGATAGCATTTTCTGCAGAGATTTTACCTTGTTGAATTTGAGTTTTTAATTGCTCTTGTGCTGATTTAGTAACTTCTTGTTGAATATTTATTAACCCTTCAACATTTTCTGTTTCTTTTTCTGCTATTTTTATTCCACTCTCAATCAAATCATTATATTGTTTTCTTGTCAATATTTGATTATTAAGAATAACTAACTGTTTTTCGTCTGCAGCTATTTCAGCTTCTTTATCTTTTATAAGATTAGTTTTTAAATCGGTTAATTCTCTATTTTCTTCTCTTGTTCTACTACTTCTTTTTTTTGCTAATTCTTCTCGTCTTTCTTCCAATGCACCTAACTCTAATTCTTTTTGTGCCCTTGAATCAACAATAGCTAATACTTCTTCCGATATTTCTTTTATGCTTCCTATACCTTTTAATTCTTCTGATAAAGCATCAACTCTCTGCTTTCTGCTTCTTTCCTGTAAAGCAAATAGTGCTTTTTGAACTTCTTCGTTTTCGCTTCCAATTTCTTTTAATCTTCTTATGGTAGTTTCTAATTCAGTTTCAGAAAGTTGTCTAAAAGATTCTGTAATACTATCAACACCATCTTTTAATATTTTAATAGTGCTTTTCATTAATGGTGCTAATATATCTCCAATAGAATCTTGAAGTTGTGAAACACTATCTTGAAAATTAGAAACTAACCCTGAAAATGTCTGTGAAAGCAAATCTGTTGCCCCTGATATTTTACCTTCAGGATCAGTTAATGTATCTACAAGTGCCTCTTGGAATTGAGGTAGTGTCATTTTTGATAAGTCATCAAACCCTGTTTTTAACTTGACTTGCATCAATACACCTCTATCTCTAAGCACATCTGCTGCACCTGCACCACCTGCGAAGGCTCTACCAAAGGCATTAGCTGCATCTACAATATCTGTTCCCATAAATGCTGCTAAGTCAGATACTGCTTTAAGTGTTTCTGTACTATCTGCACCGAAAGCTTCAAGTTGTGCCCCTGCTTCTACAACATTTGCTAATTGAAATGGTGTTGTTGCTGCTACTTTGTTAAAGAAATCGAATGCCTTAGCACCTTCATCTACACTACCTTTTAAAGCTACCAATCGTGTTTCTAATGTTTCAAATTGTGCAGAAGTTTGTACTGACGACTTTACAACTGCCCCTAAAGCTGCGACACTTGCTAATCCTGCAAATGCCTTAGCTGCTTTTCTTGCTGCTAAAGCTAATTTATTAGTGCTTTTTTCAGTTTTATTTAAATCTTGTATCGCCTTATTAACTTCGGCTTTTACTAATAATCTTATTTTTTTATCTGCCATTTTGCTCACTCATATAAAGTTTTATACTATTAATCTCATTTTTAATAACATCAAATATTTCAATCTTGTTTGCATCAGCACTATCCAAATCTTTTGCTAATGGAATATTGAACTCTTTTACCCAATTATATTCTTTTAACAAGATATTATCTTCATTGTTTACGATCCATTGTGGATTCATAAATAATGGTAAATGAAAGTAAAGATTTCTCCCAAGAGAGAATTGACTATCTTTCCATTTATCTACTAATAATTCTATTTCTTCCCATACCTGTTCTATATTTTTGTAGGTCTTTACTCTTTTTGTAAGAGGACTTTGTCTTTTGTATGGAAACTCTAAAGCTATGTGTGGAAATCCTAATTGAGAAAACCACACATAACTACAAAGTCCTATGAGTCTTTTTTTTCAAGCCCCATATAGTCAGTAAAGATTTGTTGTAGCAATAAATCTACTTGTGCCATTGATAGAGAATTGACTTCCTTTTCAGTTAGTCCTGAAAGTTCCTCAACACGATTAATCAATTTGAAATACTCGTCTTGATTTTCTTTATCATCTCTAAAAGCATTTAGACTTAATTGCCACAACTCTCTTTTTTGTTTATAAGTAATAGGATTTATATCCCACTCTTTATCGAACATTTTAACCTTCATGTGTTACTCCTTCGTTTACCAACTTGTATTACTTATACCATCCATGAACTCGAACTTAAATGCTGTACCACTTGGTGCACCACTTGAAGTAGGTTGTATCACTTTAAATGGAATTGTAATTATAGCACCTGTGTCTGCATTTAGATCATAATTCACAGCAGTTGAATATACTTCTGCAGTAATATTCATTTCTCCTGCAGTAGATATTGTACCATCACCTTGTTGTAGTGTTAATGTAGCAGGAGTTCCATCTAAGAAGTCCTGTAATACATTGTCAGCACTATCATTGTAGTTTCCATCATACATGAAAGAAATCTCTCCTGTGATGTTTACTGATGGGACACCAAAAGCATAAGCTTCTGCATCGCCATTTGCATCTCTACCTACTCTTGCAACATTGTTTTCAAAAGTAAATGATACTGCAGTAACGATAGCATCAGTTACTGATCCATTGACATCAAATTGTTTCGTATCGAAATATGATTCAATTTGTGTCGGTGAAGCACTCATTAATGTTGGTTCTCCACTATTAGCAGATAATGTTTGTCCTACTAAGAATTTAGTATTGCTTGCAAACCCTGAATAGAAAGTACCATTCAATAGTAATCTACCATCAGTCATATCAAAATTCATTGTCAATGATTGAAGTGTAGCACTTGTAATGATTTTATCTTCTCCTGATGCAGGTCCATATAGCCCAATATCAAAAATACTTGGGATACCTGCTGTTGAACTTCCTGTAAAATCAGGTCTTGATAAAGCATTACTTGATGATGATTCTACTGTGTGAATATAACTACCACTTTCTGTATGGTCTTGTAATACATTAGCCAACAATCTTGATAGTCCTGCTCTTTCTGCAGGAACTTCAAAATCAAGTGTTACAAATCCACCTTTTCTTGTTCTAAACTGATCAAAGTCAGTTTCAATCATACCTGCATTGTTGCTTCGTATCTCCCCTGATTCTACAAGATTGAGGACTGGGGCAGATACATTAATTACAGGTAGTAATTGATATGCTGTGTCAGTAGCACCTGCTGTTTCAAAAGCAGTTGCATTTTTTTGCTTAATACCTATGGCATATTGGCTTTTACCATAGACTTTGGAACTTATAGCCATTTGTTATTACTCCTCTTTTTTAACTTTTTTCTTTTTAGGTTTGTTTTCTACTGGCTTGACTTGAACACCTAACGATTCAAATTCAGCCACATTTTCTTCACTTAATACAACTTCTTTACCTTCTAACAATTCTCTAATCTTTTGATTAGGTGTTTCCAAATAACTTGGTTTTTGAAGTTGAAGTCCTTTAATATGTTTATATTTCATTATGAAACCCCTTCATTTACATTACATTCTAAAGTCATTACAAATCTTTCTACTTCTGTATCTTCTTCATCTCTTTCGTAGATAATATCGGTTACTTTGGCATTATACCAATCTGTTATATTTGTATCTCCCAAATCTCTATTATCAAAGAATATTCTTTTAACAAGTTCTGCTACATCAGTTAGTCTTTGTATATCTTTATCTCTTGTATAATCAGAACCTGATAGAATCTGAAAACTAATCAATGTTTCATATTGTCTTACATGAGCATTACTTGCATAATCAATAAAAGTATCAGATTGTGGTCTTAATAAGAAACTTTCTTGTCCCCTGTGTTCATCGTAATACAAAGGAACACTTGGGATAGTCTGTTTAATAAGTTTTTGAATATTATTTAATACTCTATCTTTATATATATTTTCAAATTCTACTCTTGCCATTATCCTTGCCCTCTATACTTTTTCTTATAATACTTTGTACTTGCTTTTGTACCATACTTGGTTCGTTTGCTTTTACCTTGCCTGGTTTTCTTTTTACCATTTCTTCTGACAATGTTTACACTACCTCTTTTTGCCATAAACCCTCTTTTGTGATTTAGGTGGATTCTTTTTACTTCCTCCTGGACTCCATAAGAACTTATCTGCCCAATATGCAGCACTTGATTTACCCTTAGCTATGTTTCTTCTATGTCTTGCTTTAAATGCTCGTCTTGCACCTGCAGAATAATTATGTCCTGACTTCTGATCCCCAAATCTAATCAGTTTTAGCTTATGTCCTACTTCTGTCAATACAACAGCTTTCTTGGTCTTATGACTTGGTGTCATCTTAGGTCGATTGACTGCTTTCAAGCCATACTTTTTTAGTAATCTCTTTTTTCTACCTTCGTGCATTTCTTCTCAATGGTAATTTTAAAGGTTTATGTGCTGCATCTGACATTAATTGACCATTAGGCATAATATGAAATCCCTTTGGTGCTTTTCTTTTCTTTTTCGGTTTCTTTTTAAAAACTGACATTATTTTTTCTTACCTTTTTTCTTTTTCTTTTTTCCTTTATGATAAGGCATCTTTATCTCCTTTTAAGTTGGATTGTTTCAATTCCACCACCTGATGTATGGTCTAATCCTGTTACTTCTACTTCCCATTCATCATTAGCAGTATATACACCAGTTGAGAATCGTACATAGACTCCATGTCCTACTGGTTGGAATGATCCATCAATAATTTCTGCTTCTTGGTTGGAATTAATCTTTAATCCTGAATCATCGCCTACAAAAGTCTTATAGGTTACAGTAGATGTTGTTCCTGCTGCGAAAGTACCTCCAGTTTCAATGATAACCTTGATTCTATCATAAGACACACTTGGATAACCATAAGTATCTACAATAGCACCAGTTGTACTTGCATCAATCGATACATCTTTTACTATCTTATCTCTACCATCTTCATCTTGATCTAAACTGATTACCCCTTTTCTAATTAGGTCTAATAGTCCAGTTCCACCTTCTGTGTCATATACTTGGATTTGTAATCGCAGTCCATGTTGTTCATCGTATGGTAAGATTGCCATAGATGCTGCTAACAATGCAGTAGCCCTAACGATTACTTCAGGATAATCCCTACCTAAACTATCCCCAGTTCCGACACCCTTGTTCTTGTAGATTGGTTTATT